GCGCTTATTGCTGCTGATGCGTTTATATCAGCGTTAACAATTGAGCCTGCTACATATGAAAACGCACCCGCTGAAGACAAACTTATATCGCCTGAAACTGTGACCGCTGTTATTGCTCCTGTTCCACTAGCTCCTACTAAAATTTGACCCGCTGAAACCGCTGCAAGTTTTGATAGTGCGATGGCTGCTGTTGCACTTATATCAGCATTAACAATCGTTGCATCAGTGATCATTGCCGAGGTAACGACCCCAGTTGACCCCGTTGAAACTAAAGTTCCTGTATTGTCAGGCAGGCTTAGAACACGATCAGCAGTTAGAGGATCAATATTTTGTAGCGTCGTTTCATAGTCGTTCGCTGTTGATCCCTCAAACTTCAGAATACCTGTCGTACCAATTTCTAAAGTACCCGTGATAACGTTAATTCCAGCCTTACCAACTTTCTCATCGTCTAATTCTTGAATTACCGCCTGAGCGTTAGTTGAAGCAAGATTTTGATATGGAGTAAAGGAAATATTCGACGCAGTTTGACCAGCGATTGCATTTGAAACATCGACTAGATCCCATGAGTTAGTACCGTTACTAACCAACATATCGGGCGGCGCTAAAGCTACATTCGGAGCGTTACCTGTACCTGTTCCACTATCCGATACGACCACATAAACACGTATATTTGTGGCGCTAGGGGAGGGCAAGCCTGAACCTGTTTGAAGTCCGGCGGCTGCGCCTGCTGTTGTTACTGATGCAACCTTATTCTGCCCTGACGCTGCATTGTATGTACCTCCATAGATTAATTCGCCACCCGTAATCGTTACAGCCTGCCAAGATGATCCCGTCCATATATATTCATCACCATGATATTCATCCCAGAACCGTTGCCCTTTAAAGGATGCCGAGGGGAATGTAACGATATTGCTAGTTGATCCGGGGCCACCAAATAACGTCGTACTTGCATCTGAAAGTAGCGCCCCTCCTATCGCATTATTCGCAATTCTTGAAATATTTAAAGTTCCACTCGTTAATAATGCAGCGCTGATGTTAGGTATCTCGGCGGCGGTGATCGCTCCGGCTGATGTAACCAGTCCCTTGTCGTTTACGTTGAACTTAGTGAACCCGGTTCCGGCTGTAACTCCGCTAACGGCAATCGTAAGAATCCCTGCCGAATCGACGGTTAAAGGTGCTGACGTACTAGGAACTTTGATACCGCCAACTGCTGTTGTACTTGCTACAGGCAAAGAAGCACTAGGGACACTTGCACTAACAGAAGTGACTTGCCCGAACGCATTTACAGCGATCCCCCTAGTTGTGTGCGCCGTGACGGTCGATGCGAGCGAAAGGTCGCCGGAACCCGAAACCGATAACCCACCTGAGCTAGGAACTTTTACAACACCAACCGCCGAGGCAGTAGCTAAGACGCCACTTAAATCACTTGCCTGTAATGCTGCTATCCCTGTACAAATTCCTTGGTTCGAGAACGTCAATCCGAGGCTTGTAGCCCCTGTAATTGTGTTATTAATTGAAAGAACGTTGCTATTGATAGCAAGACCATTTCCAACAGTTGAGGCGTCTAACTTGCTTGCGGGTACGCTTCCAGCCCTTAACTTTGTTGCCCCGTCTAGTCCTGTTGAACTGCTAGAACTTGTTTCTACTTTGTCATTTGTAATAGCCCCACTTTGAACGGCCCCACTATCTACGGCGTTGTTTGCTAACTCAGATGCGCCCACGCAATTCGGGCCAAGTTGATCAGTCGTTAAACTATTTGCAACTAATTTTGATGCGTCAATACTTCCCGCAAGTTGAGCATTAGTTATTGTTCCTACTAAATTTGTTGTCTTATACCCTGTTGCATCTTGTAAATCGAAGGCTGGAGTTGGGTCGCTGGCGCCAAGCGCTACAGTTACGCCGCCAAAACTTACATTTGAACCAACTAATTTAGATACATCAATTGAGCCTGCTAATTGAGCATTTGTAATTGTTCCTACTAGGTTTGTGGTTTTATAGTTTGTCGCATCGGTTAAATCAAAGGCGGGTGTTGCATCAGCCGCGCCAAGACTTACAGAGATCCCACCAAACGAAACAGCAGAAGAAGCAAGCTTTGAAACTGCTATTGACCCCGCAAGTTGCGCGTTCGTTATCGTGCCTGTTAGTGATGACGCAGGGTAATTAGTTGCATCAGTTAAGTTAAAAGCCGGGGTTGTATCTGACGCCCCCAACGCAACGGAAACGCCGCCGAAATTGATCGAAGAGTTAACCAGTTTTGCATTTGTTACCGTTCCATCTGTTAACGATGCCCCTGAGTATCCCGCTGCAATCTTCGATGCTGCTAATCCGCCTGCGCTTAAATTTGAAAAAATAGCTGTTGCTAAATTTGCCGTTGTTATTTTTCGAGTTTCGGCTGCAGTTACGTTGACAATTGCAAGGGGAAAAGTTGAAGCAACCGTTCCAGTTTCTTCGGGTAGTTGGGTAATTTTTAAATCAGCCATTTAATCCTCTTAAACCTTTCTCTACATATTAACTGCACTAAGCATACTTAGAAATATTAACTGTCGTCATCTTGAAGAAAAATTTTATCGCCGGACTCTTGAAGAATTGAATCGCTATCCTCTTTAAGTAAATATCCCTCTACTGTTCCAACTTTCATTTCAAACTGTCCAGAAGTAACGAACGAAATATTAGTTTCTACTATTTGTGATGGATCTACGTTTATGCCGCAATTCGTAATGATAGCGTTGGCTTCATACCAACAATTGTTTGCTGAGGTGCCTGATTCTCTGTATATAAAAAAGCGCCCTATAAATTCAGACCCGCTATTAAGGCGCATTAACAGTCTTGCTAAATAAACTGAAAATTCTTGGTTATATGTAAAACCCGGATCAGTGGCTACATATCGATGCTCAAAATCTGCGCTTATTTCCCCTTGTCCTTGTATGCGTCCGGCTTTATACATTTGCTGAAATTCATCGCCTAATAAATCAACGTTTATCGTTTCTCTTGTTGTAGTGAAATCAAATTTCCTTATTCTTGCTAATGGTCTAAATGCGTTGTCATCAGTTTCAACGATTATGTCTTTTGTTGTTGATGGCGCGGTTAACGTTAAAGCATTGGTTGAACCTCCCGCCACTGCATGAGGGAAATTTGAATATAAACGGCATCCACCAATATCATCAACTGCTACATAACCCGCCCATTCAGCTCCACTATGTCCAGAAACAAGACCTAAAGCCGTTGTCCCATCAGCCGATTTAATTGTTATTTTGTCACCTGTAATTAAACTACCTAAAGTATTTTCAACACCGAAACGCTTTCTAGTTGTATTAACAGCACTAGGAGCCAAAGACGTCCGAAAGAATTGATCCGACGTTCTTCTTAATTCTATATATCCAGTTTGTCCAGTTATTACAGGCATTAAACGCTGACCTCTGTAGGCGCTCCATTAACAGTGAATGATCCTGACGCTGTAAATATTTCCCCTTGTGAACAAGTCACAGACATTGAAGTAAATAAAACTTTTACGGTGATGTATTGCAATGCGCCTAAGTAGTTTTTAAAGCCAAGTTTTAAAGTTGATTCACCTTGCTCGGCTGCAACGCCCCCCTCTGTTGATGTAGTTCTTGCTTTAAAGATTTTATTAATTAATGTTTTTGCGTCTGATTCTCCATTGGCGTCGCTATAATACGCTATCTCACAGTTGCCAGATATTGAACGAACCCCCTCCTTAAATGTTCGGTCAGTGTCACCTAAAAAGGTCGTGTCGATAGTGTCTTGCGATGCTGAAAGACTCCATGATTTAACACGGGCCGCCGCTGTTCCGCTTGAGTCAATAAATAACTGACCGTCTTTACCTGATGAATACGCCAATTGCTTTTACCAATTCATTAAGCTTATTGTAATGCTATTAGGCCTAAGCAGAAAAAGTAATTAAAAATTAAGTTCCATCTAGACATGCAACAAACGAACAAGAGACATTACTAACGCCGGGATAAGTACCGCTTGATACTTGAGGCGCCTTTGCATATCGCCAACGTAAACCAGAATTAGACTCTCTTATATATTTTGTTGATAAATCACTTGTTGTTGGTTCAATTCCTTTTAAAACATCAGTTCCATTGAAATCTAAGTAATCCCAATCACTATTTATAGATTCGTAATTAGCTAAAATTTCAGCAGCTTGATTGTCAGTAATATTTTTAAATGATAGGGATAGGGAAGCGTTGACCCTTTTATTGCCATAACGTAAAACAGTCTTAGCCCCGTTCTGAGCTTCAAAAACTGATTGAGGAAATTCGCCGGGTGAATAGTTCCTACTCGTTGGCGTTATATCAACAGGAAAAGTTATCTGAGCCATTTAAGTAAAATCGCTTTCTGTCCAGTCTAAAACAGCTAACTTCCCTGCGCTTGTTAAAGGAACAAAAGAGCCAGCTAATTCAATTAATCCATCTTCGCCATAACTTAACGATTCAATTTTATAGATTCGATCAGATGCGTTGCTTTGCGCTTTCGTGAATACACTTCCTTTTATTCCTGATGGGCCTGTTGCCTTTGTTCCTGATATAGAAATTGAGCCGGATTGAACTTCCCCATTCCTAGCATCATCATTTGGATTCCAATAATAAATACTATCGCCGTTACTAATAGAAGTTTGACTTTGAATTGTGCCATCGGGTAAGACGATCCCATTTGAGAATCTGCTAGTGTGCGTCACCTCTGAGTAAATTCTGAAATAGTCGCCGGGGCTGAGTCCTATTACGGATTGAGGCGCACATTGGAAAGTAATTCCATGATCCACTAATTGCCTTGTTCTTAAGGCGTATTTTGCAAACCGAGTAGCGTGGACAGAGGACGTTAGCCAATTCGACAAATCAAAGGTTTCGACAGGATCTTGATCTGAACCCCTTTGCCAAGAATTATGAGATTGATTGTTATCAAGACGTAGCGAAATCAATTTATTTTTACTGAAACCGTTGGTTTTCTCTACTCGATATACAACGTTAGCTCTAAACGGTTTCCTTTCTTCCGGTGAGAGAAAACTACATTTTAGATCCTTGGTGTTGCCGTCAGTAAATAGCGCTTTGATCTTTAAATTTGTTCCTTGAGGTGATGCAAACGTCGCACCCCTAACCATTTGATAATTACTTGTGTTATATGGAACATTCGGCACTAATGAAAACTTTCCACCCTTAACAACGAAATCTAAGAAACACGTTGATGCTTGTTGAAAAATCCATTCACGTAAGTTTTGCGAATCAGTAATTACGCCATCCCAATAAAATCCGTTTGCGTGGCAAAACTTTGCCGCTTTTCTCATTTCTTCCTTATCCACTGCCTCTACTCCGATTAGGTTTCCAGCTCCAATAGTGCTATCGGTTAATAAGCTATAAACAATTTCAGGTAAGATATTAGTTGAATCTTTATAATTATTAGCAGTATTACCATTGTTATCAATTAATCTTTCGACCTTAATTCCTTTCTTTATATACGCACTAAACGAACTAAAGCTTGACCACTCTTTAGCACTATTAAGGCGTAACCCTGCAACTGCTAATTTGTCATATTGCATCCCTGAAGTGATTAATTGTTCGTTTACATAAGTAACGGAATGTTCAGGATTATCTAAATGGCTTGATCTTTCACCGTCATACAAAACGAAATCTGAAACAGCGTCATAAGGGTTTAAATTCCGACCTATTTTATCCCCAACCTTTTCAGGCCAAGCACCATTATTAACAAGACTAGAACTTTGATTAATTACGTTTGTAACTCCTAAGTGAAACCGTCTATTTGCATTTGTAGGGGTTGGCGAATTGATATAAATAGAATCCCCTACTGAATAACCTTGTCCCCCATTTTTAACCGTCCAAAAAGAGGAATAGATAGGTGCGTTATTAAATACTTTGACTTCTAAAGTAAGCCCCGTTGCGCCTGATGTAACGTTATCAGCGATTGCAGTTGTCTCTGTTGGTTGTTGATAAACAAGGCTTGAATCTTCTTCCTTTGTATATCTTATGATTTTATATTTATTGCCAACCCGACGTGTGCCGGGGCCGTACCAATTCCCGTCAGGTGCTTGTATTGCCCATTCGGTATTATTTTCAAATTCTGATTGTGTTGGCGCAGAAATTAAACCCGTTCTCTCAAATACTATTTCATCCTTCCAAATATATTTAATAGACCCCATAAATCTTCCACTATCTGACCTATGCATGATTTCAACATAATAAAAATCATAGTCATAATCACTAGCCTCATATAGTGTTTCTTGTACTACAAATTTAGTTACATCAGGTATTACACCAAACCTATCGTTATGCATTGATGTTACTGTCCCGCCTGTTGTTACTACCCCACCTGAATCACCTAAATAATATTCAGGGTTAGACATATAGTTAGCCGTTAATTCAACTAATCGACCCGGATAAACAACACTGATAGAACTACCGTTAATGCTTGCCGAAATTGTATCTAAAACAGGAATATCAGAATTAGCAGCCGTATGTTGATGTATTAAACGTACTGTTTGATTTTCAAATCTTTGTTTAGCTAAATTACCGGGATAAGGAACAAGACGAAATTCAAGTTGATTAGGATATAAACGTTCGTGATTGATTCTAATAAAATTATATAAAGGCAACGGATTATTATTCCTAACTAAAAAAGGTTTACCGCCATCTATCGCCTCCCATGCATTTGTCGCGCCTGCCACCCTTGCAAATAATCTAAAGAAACTTAAACGATGAATATATTTGTTTATTTGTCCTAGTTGAATATTTCCGTTTTCTTGTTCGTACTCGTAAGCCGTTCCAACCTCGGCGGTGTAATCAATCGAACCGGGGTGAGAGTTGGCATTTGGGAAACCTGTTATCTGTTTCCAAACTGTTGATTTAAGTCCTATTTCTGTCACCTGACAACTTGCATTGTTAGCAACAGAAGCAACCGCACAACGTTGAATAGTTAGATTTTCATAAGGTCTTTTAACTTGTGTTCCTACTTGTGAGTTCCAATAAATGTCACCGCTTTCAATAATGTCTAGGTCTGCAACACAAGTCGAACCAACTTTCCATAAGCCTTCAGAATTTCCATCACGATATGTTTTCTTAACGCATACGGCAATCGCTGAGCCAACTAAATAAATATCACCGACGTTAATATTACTATCTATATTTTCGCGCCCTGAATTAACTGAATTTCTTACATCTTCTAAACCCCACGGCTCGAAAGTATCTCCCCACCCGTCAGTAACATCATTTCCAAAAATCGCATAATGAAGCCTTGAACCTTTGTTCCCTCCATTGCTTGCGTAAGTAATACCACATAGACGAGTAAAAGAGGTTTGTAACTTTAATCTTTTTTTATCAATATCAATTTTTAAACTATCTTTTAAATCCTTACCTTTTAAAACTAATTCATAAGGAACTCTAAACATCATGCCGTTAGGCATTGGAGCGAAGCCGCCAAATTGTGCGTTCGTCTGAGGTGTTCTAGTCCCGCTAAATACATCGTCTTTATATGTTGCGCTGTTATCCCAATAAACGGAAAAGGCGTCATTATCAGGCCAATTTGCCAACGTGCCTTCGTCGTATCTTTCATTGCCGTTCTCTTTTGCTCTTCCCCCATTCGCCATCACGTACAAAGCTATTTTTGCATTGACATAGTTTTTTAATGTTGAATCACCAATCGCGAAACCCGCAAATTCTGGTAATTCTCCAAGATCAGCCGAGGCTAATAAAAATATTGCTCTTAGTTGTTGACTAGCTCCTAAGCTTCGCATCTGCGACCAAAGAAGTTTTGAATTAATCCTTACGCCACCTAAAGTATTTATATCTGTATTAGAAAAAACAAGGGGTATAGTTTCACCTATTGAGGCAAGGGACTGGACAGAATCAAAACCTGACGTTGGAGCAAATCTTCTTTCATTTGATACATCTGCTGTTGTTAAACTAGGCGGTTTTTTTGGCGCTCTAGGCTTTGGCGCCATCCTTTGCATTACATAACCAACAACAAGGGAAAGAGCAAAGTTAATTAAAATACTTGTTGGGTCATTTCTAATATCTGGAATTAATTCGTAGCCTTTTGGTCTTTTCCCGTTTTGACTTTCTGTTTTATCTACGAAATACCAATATTCCTCCTCACTTAAATTTAAAGTTTGTATTAACTCTAATTCGACGGGCAATAAAGTTCTTCGACCGGTAGGAAGTCTAGGGGTGACCATCTCACTTCTGTTTCGTTGCAACTTAACCATCCTTGTTCAAAAAAAACAACTAAACAATAAGCCTGCTTAGATTTAGCAAGGCCAACTGTTCCTATCTTAGGGGTCTTTGTTCTAGTTCCCCATAGTTCTAATTGTTCTTTGAATATTGCATAATCTTTGCGTCTTAAGCGCTTGTACCATTCCCTAGTCGGTTCAGGGCTATCAATTCCGTAATGCTGTAAAACCGTTCTTGCAAGACTTAAGCAATCTGTTTTGCCGTGTTTAACAGGATCAGCGCTT